ATGGGCTTGCCAGAGATGGCTCACACCGGATTGCCAACTGTCCAGCTACAAGGTATCGCTCAGGTAAACCCAGAGGACCCGACAGCAGCCTACGAGGTTGAGTAATGCCGATTACCACAGGTCACACGACTATCGGGCTAACAGCATCACTTGTTGACGGCACTAGCAACAGCGACTTTAGGCTTTCTATTCATAACGCTGATAACACAGCAAAAGTTTATCTTGGTGGTCCTGGTGTCACTATAAATAATGGATTGGGTCTTGAAAAGCTAACAACGATGCAGTTTGACATGTACGCCTCACAAGAGCTTTATGCAGTATCTGACAAAGCAGGACACATCATTCATTGGATGAAGCAGGTATAGAAATGCCCTATTACATTACACAGACAAACCCTGACTGTCCTAACTGGGCTGTTGAGAAAGAGGACGGCGAGTCAATCGGTTGCCATGACTCAAAGGAATCTGCTATTGACCAAGCTGTCGCTATCAGCATTGACGAGGGAACTGAGTTTGTTGGCGAAAGAGCAGCAGTTGGCTCACTAGAAGTTGGCGACTTTGTATCTTGGGCACCACTTGATCCTAGAGTTGCAGCTCAGGTCGAGGCAGTTCAAGAGCAGTTTGCTGTTGTCAGATTATTTGACTACGAGGATGGCATCTTTGAGCCAACCGACAAGATGATGGTCATCAATGTATTCCAGCTAGAAAAGATACCAACGCCAAAGATGATTGCTGTCGAGGTTGAGGAAATTGACGAGCCAATGCCTGAAGCCATTGACGACACTATTGATGACAGCCCTGATGATGAGCTAGATAACATGAGGGCAATAAACCAAGAAGCTCCTGCTTACATGAGAGCAGCAGCTCGGCGTGGACTTGAATATTACGAGGAAGGTCTTGCTGGTGACGGCGTAACCCCTGGCACTATTCGCGAAGCTAGAGAGATGGCTGAAGGTCGCGTAAGTGATGACAAGTGGATTCGCATCGCTGCTTGGATTGCTAGACACCTAGTTGACCTTGACTCACCAGATGCAAACCCAGATTCAGAAAATTACCCATCCGCAGGTGTAGTGGCTCACTTACTTTGGGGATCAGGACCAAGCAAGAGAGCAGCACAAAGAACCAAAGACTACGCTGATTCAGTAGTTGCTAGAATCAGAGCAGAGGAAACTAACCGCATGGATAACAAAGACAAGTGGCTAAAGGTCGCTAGAGCAATCGCACTAAAGATTGACGGCCCACAGACTAAAGAGCCAGAGATAAGAACCAACAGCGTTGACTTTGAGGTCAGGGCTGAGGGTGACGGCATGAGCTTTACCGGCTACGCCTCTGTTTTCAATTCCCCATCCGAGGATTTAGGTGGTTTCATTGAGTATGTTGCGCCAGGTGCTTTCAAGCGTTCTTTGCAATCTCGCAACGAGGTCAAGCTTCTTTGGAACCATGACTCAGGTGAGCCTCTGGCTTCCTTAAGAGGTGGCACTATGCAACTTGTCGAGGATGAGCGTGGACTAAAGGTTACGGCTCAGCTCCCGAACACAACAAGGGGAAGGGATGTTGCAGAATTATTGAGAACCAATGTAATCAACGAGATGAGTTTTGGATTCAATGTCATCAAAGATAACTGGTCAAGAGATGGACAGACAAGAACACTAGAGTCAGTCCGCTTGTTCGAAGTAAGCGTGGTTTCTTTTGGGGCCTACAAGGCGACAGAGGCAGCAGTTAGATCACAGCCAACCATCAACCCTGACCAACTAGCCGATGCACTTCTAAAGCTAGAGTCTGGTGAGGAACTTGACGAGGCCAATGCCACTTTGATTACAGATGTAGTAGCCAAGCTCAAGGCACAGCCAGAGGTTCAAGAGGCTGAGGACAACGGCTTGTCAATCCTTGACATAAAGCAAAAGCAGTTCGACCTTCTAATGAAAAGGATATAAAGATGGCTACTAAAGACGACATCAAGAAAGCAATTCTAAAAGCTGCCGGAAACCCAACTGTGGGTGTAATCGCTGAAATGGCAGATGAACTTGCTAACGCAGTATTTCAATTAGACAACACAAACTCATACAACTCAGCCAAAGAAGCAAGGGTTGTTGAAAGTAAAGAAACCCGATAGAGTTTCTTTAGCCCCAGCTCAACCCCCTTTCTGAGCTGGGGTTTTCTTTTGCCTATAAACTTATTGATAGCAGTTGAGTGTAAGCACCGCTGTATCTGTTGAGTGTCAGCACCGCAGGAAACCCATTCAATCATTTATAGGAGAATCATGTCTGATTTCATCAAATCTCAGATGGATGCTCGCAACAACCTCATCGCACAGGCAAGAGAAGTTCTTGACTTTGCTGAGGCTGAAAAGCGTGGTCTATCTGCTGAAGAAAACCAAAAGATTGCTCGTATCGAAGCTGACATCGACTCAGCCGACACAGCTATCGAAACCGCACGCAAACTAGCAGACCGCGAAGCTCGCGCTTCCGAGGCTGCTGCTTCATTCACCCCATCAGCTTCAGTTCCACAGAACACCGATGCTGACATCCTTCGCTCAATCGCTATGGGAGAAATTCGTGGACACGAGTTCGGCCGTGAGGCTCGTACTCTAGTTCCATCCGCTAACACAGTTGGACAGAGCTTCTACGACCAGGTATTCGAGATTGCTCAGCTAGTTGGCCCAATGCTAACTGTTTCTGAGATTTTCAACACCACCTCCGGCGAGAACCTAGTAATCCCAACTGTTACTGCAACCTCAACTTCTGGTTCAGTAGCTGCTGGCGGAACTATCTCCGAGAGCAACCCAACATTCTCATCCATCACTCTTGGTGCTGAGAAGTATGGTGCGCTTGTACAGGTAGCTCAGGAACTTGTTTCTGACGCTGGATTCAACATCACTAGCTACATCGCACAACAGCTTGGAACCTCTTTGGGTCTAAAGGTGAACGATGTTCTAACTACAAAGCTATCCTCACAGGCTGGCTCAGTAGTTCGTGGAACTGCAACCAACTTCGCTGCTACTTACGAGGACTTGATTGACCTTGTTTACGGCATCGCAGATGGCGCTCGCGTACTACCAGGTCTGGGTTTCCAGATGTCAAAGACTGGTATTGCTGCTGCTCGTAAGCTAAAGGATCAGTCAGGTGCTTACATCTGGACCGATTCCGCAGTCCCAGGACAGCCAGCAACCTTGCTTGGCTACCAGGTATTCGAGAACCCGAATGTTGCTGCTGTTGGAACTGCTGCTAAGTCAGTATTGTTCGGACACCTTCCATCATTCAAGGTTCGTGTAGCTGGCGGTATGAGAGTTGACCAGTCAACCGACTACGCGTTCAACACAGACACTGTGACTTACAGAGGACTGATGCGCGTTGATGGTGGGCTAACAATTTCTAGCCACATCGGCTTCTTCCAGGGTAAGTAATAACACCCAGCTAAAAGCTGAAAGACCCCAAGCGTGTAGGTTCGCTTGGGGTCTTTCTTTTGCTAGGATTATGGCAACAAAGGGAGAACCTACAAATGGCAAAAATCAAAAAGAAAATCAAAGGCACAGTATCAGTCTTTAGCAACTCACCAGGTCAGCCAACCGGATACGGACAGGCAACTGAGGCTCTAGTCAAATTGCTAAAGCGCGATGGCGCAAATGTCGCATCTCTGTCTAACTATGGACATGAGGGCATCAACACTATCTATCACACCGAGTATGGTGAGATTCCTATTTACGCTAGGGGTAGCGAGGCTTACTCTAACGATGTCACGCCAGCTCACCACAAACATTGGAAAGCACTAAACGCTGACCAGCCAGACTTGCTGATTACACTTTACGATGTTTGGGTTCTAACCTCTAAAGCTTTTGACTCAATCAACATCGCAAGCTGGACACCGATAGATCACAACCCTGTTCCACCTGGTGTCTTGAAGTGGCTACAAAAGGAAAATGTCACACCTCTAGCCATGAGCAAGTTTGGTTTACAGCAAATCAACAAGGCAGGAATAGAAGGCCACTACATCCCTCACAGCATTGACACAAAGGTATTCAAGCAGACCGACAAGATTGACGGCCTCAGCGTTAGCGAATACATGGGCTTTGGTGAGGATCGCTTTGTTGTCGGTATGAACGCTGCTAACAAGTCATCAGGTATCTTGCACCGCAAGGCTTACTCAGAGAACATGATGGCCTTTGCTATGTTTGCGCGCAAGCACCCTGACGCGATGCTCTACATTCACGCAGACCCTACCTCACAGCATGGCTGGAACCTTATGGCGCTAGGTCAGTTGCTAGGTATTCCTATTGACAACATGACCTTTCCTGACCCTTTGGCTTATCGCTATGGGATGCCTCAATCAACCATTGCTGGTATCTACTCGTCTTGGGATGTGATGCTTGCAACCAGCTATGGTGAGGGCTTTGGTATTCCAACAGTAGAAGCTCAGGCTTGTGGTGTTCCTGTTATTGTCAGCAACTTTGCTGCAAGTCCAGAGCTAGTGGGAGATGGTTGGGTAATCGGTGGTCAGCCACTTTACGATCCAGCGCAACACTCTTTTTGGCACATTCCATCGGTTCCAGAAATCACCGAGGCGCTAGAGCAAGCCTACGCAAAGGGCAAGGGTAAGTCAGCTAAGGCTATTGAGTTTGCTCAGGCTTTTGACCATGAAAAGGTCTGGCAAGAAAATTGGATGCCAGTACTAAAGAAACTACTAAAGTGATTGCTTGGGTTTCACACCATCTTCCCGATAAAGAGGGCAAGCTAATCGGTGGTGCTGAGATGAGTGATGACACCCTTCTCAAAGACCCACCAGTCAAGTTAGACATAATCACCCCTGACAAGTGGAAAGAGGCGATGGCTTACGATCAAGTCATAATAACAGGTACAGACTTTCTGTCGCCTTTTGCTATGAACCAGTTAGCAAGAAAGAAACCTGTGGTTGCAGTTCGACACTTACAGACGCAAAGTGAGGAGCGAGCCACTCTTATCAATTCAGCTAAGGTCTTGATTGCTCAGACACCAAGGCACTTGGAGTTAGAGCTGTCTTGGACTAAGCCTAAGAAAAGCACCTGGATACTTTCATCGCTTGACCCTAGCGAGATGAGTGTCAAGCCAAAGGAAAACTTTGCGCTATGGGCAGCAAGGATGCACCCACAGAAAGGGCCAGTTGAGGCACAACTTTGGGCAGACGAGCGAGGAATACCGCTGATGATGATGACCGGCAAACCAAGGGCTGAGGTGCTAGAAACCATGAGCAGGGCTAAGCACTTTGTCTTGTTACCTAACGGCTTTGATGGTGAGCCGAGGGTAATCATTGAGGCTGTGCTATCAGGTTGCGAGGTTCACACTAACGACCACGCCGGCATTACCTCAGTCCCAAACTGGCGTGACCCAGCTACCTTGACCGAGCTAATTACTAACTCAAAGGAATTGTTTTGGGAAACAGCTCTAGGCTAACCATCGGTGTTGGTGTCAGCTTATTCGGCACAGCTTACAGCGAGTTCCTGCCTCAATGGTGGGAAGGTGTAAAGACCCTAAACAGACAACCTGATGCAATCGTTATCTGCCATGACAGCCAAAATAAAGACTATGTCGAATCGCTTATCCCTGATGAGTACAAAGCCATAACCAACCCAATCGAGATGGAAGGTGAGTTTGCTGACTTTATGCTTGCTATCCAAGCCAAGCAGACTACCGACTGGATTTCAGTTTGTAATGTTGATGACCACTATCTACCTGGTGCTTTTGATGAGCTAGAGCAAGCAGATCAAGAAGGCTGTGACATCTACATTGACAAGCTACAAATCAAGCACAATGGCTCAATCATGGAAGGTCGATGGATACCCGAAAGGCTACCTTACGAGATGACCTGCCCTGGTGCTGCCCCTATCAAGCGAGAGCTTTTCGAGCGCACAGGGGGACACACCAAAGGCGCTATCTATGATGACTGGGAGCTTTACATTCGCTGTGTTGCCGCTGGTGCTAAACCCTTCCATGCTTCAACGATTAGAATTGTCCATGACTTAGGTTATGGCAGGGTCACTATGAGTGGCGTTGGTAGGCCAGCCTCAAACGATCAAATAGGTTTCGCACACATCGCTAAAGTCAGAGAAGAACTCGGCTTTTAGAGCGTATCCAACAAGCAGTAGAATAGGAACATTATGAGTATCACCAATGGCTACGCCACACTAATTGAGGTCAAAAACTCACTCCGAATAACAGATGGTATTGATGACTCAATGCTAGAGCTTGCTATCGAGTCAGCATCTCGCATGATTGACGGATACACAGCTCGCACTTTTTCTAACGCTGGGTCTGCTGTAAGAAACTTTGCTGCTACCGATGACCTAAACCTAATCATTGACGATGCCATCTCAATCTCTGAGGTAGCTTCCACTGACGAAATCGGTGACACTTACACAGTTTGGAAACCAACAGACTTTCAGCTTGAGCCACTAAACAGCAGGTCTGATGGCTTGTATATGCCATACACCGGCATCAGGGCTATCAACGATTATGCTTGGCCTGTTGTTGACCAGCAAGCTCTTTGTCGCATCACAGGTGTATGGGGCTGGCCTTCAGTTCCAACTGCTATCAGACAAGCGACAATCATTCAGTCCTCAAGACTTTTCAAGCGCCTTGACTCCCCTCTAGGTGTTGCTGGCTTTGGTGACATGGGTGCTATCCGAGTTGGTCGCTACCTTGACCCAGATGTTGAGCAACTAGCGATGCCATTCAGAATTATGAGGAACTTCGGCTAATGAGCATTACCGCTATTAGGACTGCTCTAGCTAACAACATCGGAACAATCTCAGGCTTACGCACAGCCGCTGAGGTCCCTGATCTACCTAACCCACCTGTGGCTGTTGTTTCCTTGAACAATGTGATTTATGACAGGTCTTTTGACAGGGGTATGACAACCTATACCTTTGTCGTTACTGTTATTGTTGGCAGGGTAGCGGAAAGAGAAGCCCAAAGGCGACTCGACACCTACATTTCTACTGGGTCTAGTAGTGTCAAGTATGCAGTAGAATCAGATAAGACTCTTGGTGGTAATGCCTACGACTGCCGAGTTGTGTCTATGGACTCAGTTGGGTCTTTGACAATCAGCGACAACACATACCTGGCTGCTGACTTTACAGTCACAGTCATAGCAAACTAGGAGAAATAAATTGGCTAAATTTTACGCACAAGACTACAAGGTCACAATCGGTACTGCTGTTCTAAGCAGCTCTATCGCTTCTGTAACTTTGGACATTACCACTGATGAGGTAGAAACCACATCATTCGGTTCAAGCTACCGCTCAAGAATCGGTGGTCTAAAAGACGCATCTGTATCTCTTGACTTCCACCAGGACTTCGGAGCAGGCGCTGTTGACTCATTATTGTTCCCACTTATGGGTTCAACTGTTGCTGTCAAGATTGCACCTACCTCTGGAACTGTAACTGCAACCAACCCTGAGTACCGCTTCAACGCGCTAGTTACCCAGTACCAGCCTTTCGCTGGCGCTGTTGGCGACCTAGCTACCCTTTCGGTCACTTGGCCAGTATCGGGTGAAGTTGTCAGAGGAACTGCACCAGCCGCATAATTCTGCTAGGCTAGTCGTATGAAACTAAACCTACAAATACAGTTCACCGATAAACCAGACGAGTCCAAGCAAGTTGTTTGCAACCCATCAGACATGATTAAGTTGGAAACAAAGTTTGACATCTCGATTGCAAGCCTTGAATCAAACATCAAGGTTACTCACTTGCTTTTCCTAGCTTGGGCAAGTGAAACAAGAACTAAAGCGACTACTGCTTCATTTGAAGAATGGGTGGACACCATTGATTCCATCAGTCCAGCAGATGAACAAAAAAAATAGTCGGGCTTGGTGACTCTTCAGCTCACTGGTACATCGCAACATTAGCTTGTGAAACAGGGATTAGTCCCAGAGAGCTAATGGAGCTAGACGACAGGATGCTCTGGACACTAGGCAGGTATCTTATCTACAAGGCTCAGCACCAAGCACCTCGAACTTGAGAGGGCATCCTTCGGGGTGTCCTCTCTTTTTTTGCTTCGGTAGAATAAGTAAAGATAGGTGGTCTAAATGGCATTGAAACTTTACTCTGGCACGAACAGTGCGGTAAAAGTCTATGCCTCAGACTGGCGAGTCTTTGTAAGAGAACTAAACAAGATTGACCCACAGCAGGTAAAAGAGCTAAAGAAGCGTTGGCGTGAAATCTCTGAGGAAGCTAGAGAGTCTGTGCGTGACGAGCTAAAGGGCGAAGGGGCTGGTACACAAGGTCCGATGCGCGGTATGCGTCATGGTGGTCGTACCGGTTGGGGAACTAACTACGGATCAACAGGTGGTCCTGTAAGCAACGCTAAGCGCAAGGCTTACAACAGCATAACTACATCAGCTCTAACAAGAAACAAAAAAGGTGCTCTTGGTTACGCCTAGCAGCACCAGTAAGGTGATTGAGCTTTCTTGCAGCAAGCTCAGAGTTGATTTCGCTCTGTTTCATAGCGACACCGAACTTCTCAATCGGGTCGTACTCGCCTCGGAACAGAGCAGTCATACCAAGCAAGGCTTCTTGGACA